GGGCTTCATACAGGTCGTTAGACTCCACCCGCCAAGAACAGAATGACTCCCTAACTTCGTCGTAGGGTTTGTTCATGTAATATCCTTTGGGGCGGATTTGTGATGCCTTGTCTATGCTGTTTTCCTCCCACTCTTGTAGGGTGCTTGGGGAATTGGGGAATGCCAGACCATTACTGTTGGATACTATCGTCGTCTGTTTGCCACCAGACCGCACAACCAACTTACCGTCGGCCGGTTTGAATTGGAGTCGCACCTTCGTTGAGTGCATGGATAAGATGCCCAACAGCCGGTCTATGTCGAGAACAGGAATGGTTGCCCCGCCATCGGCCTTGTCGGCCTGTTCGCTGACGCAGGGCACGCTGAAGCGACTTAGGGATGATACCCCGTCGCGTACGAGCGAAGTCGTCTGCATACGGTTCGCGCCGATGCGTAGGATGCAACCATGCACTTGAGAAAGCGGTTTCCCGTTGACATACTGTTTGCGCTGCGTCACCTTCAATAGCCTAACTAACGCCGAGTTTTCCACCGTTATTATCGTCATTGATATTTTCCTCCCGCTGTTTCCACTTTTTGATTCTGCCATTTGGTATGATTTCATGTTTGAGGGCACCAAACCGCTTTAGGAACCAACAACAGGATTTACCCGAAAGTTGTTTCCAATGGTTCGGTATGTTGTTATTGATTTGTTCAGCAACCTCCGATGAACGACGCCATGTTTTAAAAAAACCATCAACGATTAATTGTTCGATACTACGCATGATTATTGATTTGCGATTGAGGCCAGCCGGCCTACCACGCTTGCCATCAGCCATCGTTTTTCTCGCTCTCCTTTGTTTGTGTGTCGGTCTTGGTCTTGGTCTTGGTCTTGGTCTTGGTCGCCGGCTCCCATGTTAGGAACGGGAGGCCGACCCAATTGACTTTGCCATCTTCGACCGATAGAATAGTATGGGTTTCACCCAAATGCTCCATGTGTTGTCCCTTCATTTCCTCGATAGTGGCCCGCACCGCCCATTCACCGGGCTTTAGGGTTTTGTCACCCTTGACACCGGATGCGAGGTCGGCTTGCTTCATGTATCGGGAAAGGAATATCTGTTGGCTGAAGCAGCGCATGGTTCCCTTTTCCCACTCGGGGGATTCACCCACGGTCATTAGAACCTTTCTGCCGCCGCCATCGTCAACATATTCCTTGACAGGCTTTAGGTGAAAGGTGAAAAATACCTTACCAACGGACAGGCTATGGATTCTGCCGATGGCATCGCGGAACAATTGGTTTCGGGTTCTCCACTCCTTCTGGTTGAAGGCGTCGCCCTCGTCCTTGATGACCCCGCGCCTCAATAGAACCCCGGTCATGGCGTGTTCACACCACTTGAGGAAGGTTGAGCCGCCGTCGAATATGATAGCAGCATGGCTGTCTGGGTCCGCTGTCAAATCTTCTGCCAGCATATTGATGAACCAATTCACTTTGTCAATCAAAGCAACATAGTTAATCGAATTGTCGTCGTTGAAAATGCTATTGTCGGTTTCGTCGTAAAGAGGAATGACAGCGATATTGTCGGCGTTGGGGTAAATGTAATCCACGGTCGCCTTTGCGCTGTTGTCGAAATCCAAAACTGTCACCTGCTTTCCAGCCTCGATTTCTGCTTTACACAAATCAAGAGCGAGGCCGGTTTTGGCAGTATTCTCGCGGGCCACAAGAGCCATGCGAACGGGAACGGATTGCGCCCTTTTGTTGTTGAATAAGTCGCGGTAGTAGCCAGCATCATAGACAGGCGCGGGTGCGGTTGTATCCGCGGTTGGCTTTGCTGCTTCGGTTGCAGCGGCTCCCCATCCAGCCATCAAGCATCCCACCCATCGTCGTCGCCCGCAGCAACTACTTCGCCATCATCGGTCGGGGTTGCGGGGGCGATTTCATCAAAGGCCCACCACCCGTTAACGCTCATGCAATACTCATCGTCGCGGTTTTTCCATGACTGTCCGACAAGGAGAATCTTAGTGCCGACTGCGAAATCAACGAGGTTTTCCTGTGTCGCTGGCACGAATACATCAACCGCAGGGGCAGACGAAGTGATATCCAAATCCGAACAGACCAAAGAGAACCCGCCGCGGTCGCGTGGGTCAATATGGATTACCTCGGCAACGGTGGCGCACAATCGGTCCCACCATCCATCGGTTCCGTTGTTAGCATCATAAAACTCCGGCAGGGCGTGAAGGCCCGGAAGGAAGTCATCACCGAGGTATCCGGGGATGATACCGCCCACGCCATCATCAGCGAGAGCGATAGGAGGTCCACTAAAGACTGCTTCAGCAGCCGGCGTTGGGTTGAATATGCTGACACCGGCCTTTGCGTAGCCGGTCATTCCGTTGCGACCCATTTTGAAAGCAATCGTGCCGGGCACGAATGTTGGGTGCGAATCATCAGCAGCCTTACCGCTGGCCTTGAGGGTAATAGGGGTCCACTCGCCACCGTCACCGACGGGTCGGCCTAAGAACAGGGAGGTTCGCTCCTTTTCCTCGGTCGGGCGTGGTGAGCCGTATTTGAAGTTAGCATCACCGCTCGGGAAGTTAGGTGTGGTGGCGTTCCAGACAATGTAAAATTGTGTGTTCGCGTCCAACTCAACCGTTCCCTTCGGCAAATCATCAACCTCGGAGGTTTCCGAGCCTTCAACGAAGGGCTGCTTCGCAAGCAAGGAAGGATTCGCTGTGCGCGTGTGGGTGCCGTCATGGTTGTTCTCATACAGGACCACTTTGCCTTGAGCGACCAATGCCTCTCGGCCGCCCTCATCAAGCGTCTTTAGCGTGTTTGTCATCTTGGAGTAAAGGATTTTGCCCCAATCTTTGTATCGAGGAACATGGATAAACATTCCCTCATAGGCTGTTGCGCCGCTGCGCTTTAGTAGGCGCGCCTCGTTCGCAATCTGTCGGGCAGCAACCCGGAGTGCGAGAACCCCGCAATCCGCTTCACTCTTACCCGCATTAACCCATTCCGAGCCATGTTGACTCAACACCTGTTGTAGTCGGTTTTGCACCGCTTCAACCGATGAGCCGACAGACTTTGCCACTCTCTCAATCATTTCAATTTCATTTGTCATACCATCACAACCTGCTATTTTGCGCTAAAATACCCCATTTACTTTTAGCATATAAGAGTTGTCATTGACTACAACCACTCCTTCCCACCATCCGATTCTATGCTCCCAAATGACAAGATTCCCTTTCCGCCCTTTTGAAACATAACGACATAGTAGCGACCATACCACTTTTTAATTTCCATTACTTTAATTGCGGATATTACCCAACCATCCCTCTCCCACTCTTTCAATCGCTTGACAGTAAGACTCGACCATAACTTGTGATTAACCAAATAGAAAAAGCCCTTGTCGCATAATCCCATCGTAGCATTAATTATTTTAATGAAGGCGTTGATTGCCTCTCCCTTGTGAAGCACACGGAACGGTGGGTTCGATATGACCCAATCCACCCTTTTTGTGTAGGTGAAAAAATCAATGCCTTCGTCAATTTCACAATAAAACTTTTCATTCGATATCAAATCATACAACGCTCCTTTACCCTTGAAAGGCTCTAAAACCGTATCATGTTCACCAATGAAAGTCATACACCAATCAATAATTTCCTGTGCCGATTCGGGGGGAGTCATCATCAAATCCTTATGTACCTCTATAATGGTGTAATCCCCATATACCCCACGGTTGCTCGATACTATACCACCCATTACGAATACTCACCTACACACAATCGCACGAAGTTACGACGCACGATTTCACCATCCACCCCTGCTATCAAATCTCGCTCGGAGGTAACGGCCGCATCAACCACGCGCATTTTAGACGCGGGCTTCGCAGACGACTCCATAGCAAAGGAAAATACCTGTCGGATAGCGGCTCGCACCGGCACACCCAACAATTCTGCGTGGGCCGATTCAAAGTCGCCATCCTTGAATGCCAACCGCAAAAAATCGTCGCAGCGCAGGGGAGCGTCAATCAGCCCCCGGAGGAACCGCTTTTGGGATTCGTCGTCTGGTTGCGCGGCGTATGCCTGTAAGGAATTGATGGCGTTACGGAGGTCGCCGGGATTCGCCCTCGCGAGCGCGAGGTATGTATCGGCCCCGCAATGAACATTTTCCGCTGCGGCGATTTGCTCAAGGCGCGTACAAATCGAATCATCGTCTATCGGTTTGAAGTGACGCAGCGCGCAGCGCGATTGGAGCCACGGTGATACCTTGCTCAAATCGTTGCAGGTCAAAATGAAATATCCCTGTGCGTTCTCAATGACGCCCTTGAGCGCGGATTGGGCAGCCGGCGTGAGTTGGTCGGCTTCATCGAGTAAGAAAATCTGCTGGTAATTACCAACCCGACTAAGGGGCATCAATTCATCTTCGACAAACTCAATTCCCCGTTGCTTTTTGCTGCTGGCATTGAAAATATGGATTTGGTATCCGAGGCTTTTCGCTAATGCAAGACCAATAGAAGTCTTTCCGGTGCCCGGTTCGGGAGAGTAAAATAAGTAGTGCATCATCTGTGTGGTATGCAGGTTAGACATTTCAGCGACGATTTCATCCTGTCCGACGATTTCATCAAGGTCTGGGCGGTGCTTAACGGCCCAAACGGATTCGTGGCGTAGCGACCCCTTAGTTTTGCTCATCACCAACCAACCCCCAAATACGACCCCCAATACTCATGTTGCTGCCCAAATGACCGGCTACATAGAACCGCTTATCCTTCTGTAATAAATTATTTAGTGAATTAGAATGTCGAGGTTTGTTCTGGAATACCCTGCCGTCACTCGATTTGGTGCAGAAATCCAATAGGTTCCGGTCGAGCGAGGGTCCGTTCTCTTGAATATACCGAATGCACGCCTCTCGGAACAAGGCGAAGCGCAACTTACAGGCTGTGGTGGCCGCTGGGTTGTAGGTTCCCTTCGCTCC